CTTCCAACCCAATGTCAACCACGTTGCCGCCAAAAATTGAAACAAAAGTGTTTGCGGTATTTTTGACCTGAACCGAAATTGTTGAATTGATCGTGACGGGTATGGCAGTTTGAGAAACGTCGATCAATTGCAGATTGACATAACCCGCTTGTGCTTGCTCGTAAATGTTTGTTCGACCGCTGCGAATGACAAGGTTTGCCAAAACTGCGTCAGTGTATTCAACGCCGTCAATTGTCACCTTCCAAATTGGTGACCATTGCGTCATAATAGTTGCAGGCTAGTTGCGCCGCCTGTGCCGCGGTAGAAACTGTCATTCAAGGTTTCAACAATTGTTCGGGCAGTACCTTCACGATCGAATGCACCCGTCACGGTCAAATTGATTGTTGTCCCCATAGTCGCGGCTTCACCCATGCGGAATCGACCAGGGTTGAAATTGCCTGAAACAATGTTGTTAGCAGCTGAAGCAGCCGAAGCAACCGCCCCTGCAATTCCGCTAGTCGTTCCCGTATTGATCGAAACACCACCGCCCGTCGTGCCACTGCCCGTTGAAACCGTGCTTGTTGGTACTGTCGAAACTGTACCCGTTGACATTGAATAATTACCTAGCGCACCAGTTGCGGTCGAAGCAGCACCAATTTTTTGGATTGGTGGAATGTCTTTTCCTGTCTGTATAAGGTTGTAACCCTTGATGATCAAATTTATACCGTCAATGGCAGTGTTGAGCAATGGTTTAATTGCTGCCAATACTTTGGCAATAATTGTGATAACGACTTCAGCAATGTCACCAACCACTTTCATTGCCCCGCCGATTGCCTTCCCGATCAATGGCGCAATGAATTTGACCACGTCCCAAAATGCAGCGAATTCGTCTTTGCTATTCATAACGGCGGTTTTGACGCTATCAAATACTGACTTTACGCCTTCAATGATTGGTGTGAATGTTTTTTTCAATGTCGTGCCAACGTCAGTGATGACTTTTCCAAACCCGTCACCTTCAGTCAGACTAAACGCGGCTGAAAATGCCTGGATTGCCGGCAATGCGTTTTCATTGATAAATTTCAATAACTGGTCAAGGATTGGAAGCAACGCCGTGCCCAATGTTTCTTTGGCTTCGTCAAATGCAACCTGAACGCGCGCGATCTGTCCCGCGTAGGTGTCAGCGTTGCGGGCTGCTGCGCCACCAAATAATTCGGTGAGTCGCCCTTGCACCTGCTCAAATGACATTGTTTTCAATTCGGCGGTTGATAACCCAACGCCTAATTTGCCCAGGGCAGCGGTGTTGCCGTCGTACGCCTTAGCAAGTGAATTGGCAATTGCTTCGACAGGTTTGCCAGTTGCTGCGCTTATGTCCAATGCGGTTGAAAGTAAATCTTGCGCCTTTGTGATGTCACCCGTCGATCTAACCAGGCGACCCAATGCAGGGCGCAATTCGTCGTCGGCGACACCTGTTGCCAATGACATTTGAAGAATTGAATCTTCCGTTGCTTTGATCTGCGCCTGGGTTGCACCTGTTGCGTTTTCCAACGCCAGTGCTAATTGTGTTTGTGCCTTTTCGTCGGCAATTGCAGCCTTTACGCCTTCGATACCAATTGCGATAGCAGCAGCCCCAGCAGCGGCAGCAGCTGCGGCAAATGCTTTTCCAATTGCCAAGCCAGCCTTGCCGACTTTGTCGCCGAATGAATCAACGTCACCTGAAGCGGTTTTCAACGATTTATTGAGACCGTCAACGTCTCCAAGAATTGAAAGTTTAAGGGTACGACTGCCAGCCATTAGTTGTATTTCCTAACTATCTGCGAAAACGATTCTTCCCAACGTTTGATGATTTCAGGTTGTGCGCTGCGTAGGGTTGGATAAATAAACCAACCGCGTGACCCGCGACCTTCGCGACCTGACCAGACTGGGAATTGCTTAAATCTATTTGAACCGAATTCGTAACCGCCCCAAACCTGTTGAGTTGTTCCGCCACCGCTTAATTTTTGAGCAGCAAAACCAAATGAGATTTCACCAATTTTTGACGATTTTGAAACTTTTGAACCTTGCGCGATCTTGGGTGCAACGCGATTGTTTGACTGGTTTGCCGCCGAAATAATTTTTGTACGAACGTACTCAGCAAGTTCCGACGTTTGTTTTTTTGCTTGTTGGGTTGCTTCTTCGTCCATTGCTTTGAATGATCGAAGAATGGCGCGCAGTTCGGCTTTGTCGTAACTGATTGCCTCAGTTGCCATTTGCGCGCCTTTCCAAAATCTCGATTATTGTCAGAATGTCCTCGGCTGACTCAAATTCATTCGGAGAAAGCCCCGTTGCCAGGGCTATCTCCCAAACGATTCGACTTAGGCTTCCGACTGGGTAACTTTTGGGTTTGCCTCACCGACTATCACTTCAGCAATTGTCTCAGTCCATGCTTCGATTGGCTTGACTGGTTTCCCAGCTGCTTGACGTTTCATGGCGTGATACGCAAGAAAAACTAAATCAGCAATGCCGATTTTTTCCTGCGCTTGGGCAATGGTGTGACCCGATTGCTTTTCCCATTTCACCCATTCAGGCGGTGCAGCCGTGTAAGTGATCTGAGTGCCGTCGTTGTATTCAATTGTGATTGGCAGTTTCATTTTGTCTCCCGATTAGTAGTGTTTAACTGAATGTTTCGGTTGGTGTTCCAACCACGATAAATGATAGGTCAACGGTCTGCGCGTCGGGTGCTGACCCGCCGACTGCTGGAAACACTGGCATGACGTTGAATGCAAATACTGCGCCTGTTGCAGCAGTCAGTGACGCAGCCAATGTTGTGTTTGGTGCGGTTTCGCAAGCAGTCCATAGTGCTTCGCATAGTGAACCAGTTGCGCCCCAGTCTGCAAGCATTGAAACATCAAATGTCCACTGATCGTCAATGTGCTTGTAAGCCTTGCCGTCAAGTGTTTGGTAAGTCTCGACAGTTGGTGAGTTCGCAAGTACCGCGCTGGTCGCCTGCGCGTCGTAGTTAACGGTCGCGATCGTCAACACTAAATCGCGACCCGTGATGATCGTTGTTGGCACGTTATCTCCTTTATGTTGTTTGGGTGTAGTACGTTGAAACGTTTATGTCAGCAACCAGCATTGGGCTTTGTCCTACTTCCAACACTGTCGGCTTTTCAATAACGCCCACAACGTATCCTGCGGGCATAGCCGCAAGAATTCCTATGATTAGTTTTTCCAGGTTGTCCAGTGATCCAGCGTTGCTATTTGAAGCAACAATGGCACTGATCGCAAAATTCAATTTGACCTTGACTGCACCCTTGCCAATGAGTACCACTTCGCCATACGGCGAATCAGGAACGACCACGATCGCAGGCGGAATTGGTGACTCAGGCACGCTTGGATAAATGTTTGCCGCTAGTGATGAAAACGCGTTGGCTAAGGCTGAACGGGTTTCGGCAATTGAATTGGCAGGCATTATTGAACGACCGTCTCAACGTCCAAAAATGGCATTAGTAAAGTTGAAACGCGGTTTGTGAGGCTGCGACCCATACGGTATGGCGTAACTGCCATGTCAATTCCTTCGATTTGTCCACCTGCTGCAACGCGTGATTGAAAAACCTCAACGCTGACCGCAAGGATCGCCGATTCAATTGGCGCACTGTTGGCGTATAGATCAGCTGCTGAATAGCCTGAAAGTGTTGCAGTGCCTGTTGGAATTATCTCGCGCAATGTGACATTTGATGAAGTCAATGCAGCGGTGAAACTGTATTCCTTAACGTCAACGACGGTGACGGTTGCTGAAAACGGTGCAGGTAAGCCCGTGACAATGATTGATTGACCTGCAACAAAATGGTGTGCGCGCTGGGTGTAATAGGTTGCGACGTTCGATTCAAGTTTGTACGCGTTGACCGCTGAAGAATTTGAAACCAACATGGGCAAAATTACGGCTTCGCTTGTGTTAATTATTTCGTCCAAATAACTGTCACTGTATAAGGACACGCTCACGCCTAGCACTGTTCGCAATTGACTGGCGGTGACAATACTAGGCATGAGCGTTCCTTTCGTTCGGCTGCGGCGAGATCGGGAGAACCCGCCGCATGATTAGTTGGTCAGAATTACTGCTTGTTATTCTTGAATGCGCCCGCAGCGATCTTTGTCGCCACTGCACCGAATGAATAAACACCAACGGTGATTGAACCGTCAGCAGTTGATTCTGCACGTAGTTGGTAAGAAGTTCCTTCGTACCATGTGTAAGCGTCTGGGTTAACAACGAGAAGCGTTCCGTCACCGTCGCCTGCGTTTGTTGGGTCAACGTATAGGTTCAAGCCCGCAACGTTTCCAGTCAATGATGTTGGCAGTGCTGAACCTGGCTGGTTGCTTGGGTTTGTCACTGCTGAATAAATTGGGCGACCTGCGTCGTTCAATGTCATGAGATTTGCCCACTGACCTGTTGAAGCGATCAAGTTGCGTGCGAATGGGTTAGCAAGTCCAGCAGTTGCGCCATAAACGCTTGCTGCACCGCGTGAGATTACGCCAAGCAATTCCGTTGCAGTTGGGTAAGTTGTTGTCGTTGTTCCGTCAAGTGTTGCGCCGGCAATTAACTGTGCGTTGACATAAGCGTTTTGCGCCTTAGCCATTGCAGCAACCATGTTTCTGAGCAATTCGTCATAAAATAACGGGCTTGTGCGGGTTAGCAATTCCACTGAAAATTTTTGTTGCCCCGCAAATTTCTTAACGTCCACTGACAAGAATGCTGAATTCTGATCTGTGTCGGAAAAAATTGCGTCCTCAGCTGCGATTGCGACTGTTGGTGCAGCAGTAATTTTTGGAATTTCAAAAGTCATTCCAGCGTCAGGCAATGCACCGCGAGAGATCGCGTCAATGCTTGGGCGGATTGTTGTTGATAGTCCGTTGATAACTTCTGACAATTGACGTGTTGGAACAAGTCCAGCATTGTCTGTTGTGTTGTCTGCTGCCAATACGTACTGGCGGGCTGATTCGTCACCTGTTGCAGCGAGAACCTTGTTTTCTAGGTACTTTGCAGCGGTGATTTCAATGCGTGGCGTTGCCTTCCAGCCGCCCACGTTGTTTGACTGTGCAGTCACTGACTTTGCGGCTTCTACCGTCTCGACGGTTTCCGCGTTTGTGACGGTGTTGTCCACTTCGTCTCCTTCTGTTGTTGGTGTGACTTCAGGCTCAATTGTTGAGTCTGAAACTTCATTTTCTTCAGCAGTTGTTGCGGCGACTGATTCGACGCGTGCTGATCGGATTGCAGGTTCGCTGGTTAGTGCAACGCCAGTCAATTCACCTGCAAGAATTCTGACTGTTCCGTCCTTCAGTGTCTCGTATTCGTCAAATGAAACTTCAACACTAAAACCGTCACGCAAACCTTCTTGCGCTTCGATCAATGCGTCATTGCCCGCGGTTGTTTCAGCAATTTTGAATGTTGCGTCAATACCTTCAGCGGTTGATTCAATTGAAAGTGTTTTGCCGATTCGGCGGGTGCGATCATGTTCAAGGTTAAGCAAAACCGCAGTTGGTTCGATTGAACCTGCGGCAAATTGCACCTTGCCAATTGACGCGTTGCCTGTTTCCTCAAACGTTACAATGCGACCTGAGATTGTGCGACTGTTTGAATCAGCTGCGGTGATCTGCATTGGTGTGATTACTTTTTTGCTCATAGCAGCATGTCCTCTTCTTCGCGTATTTCGTCGATCGACATTGCGCCGATTCGATTTAAGATTTCATAAACTTGGGCGCGCTCGTATGGATTGCCGCGCAAGAAATCATCAAGATCAAACATGACTTTGTTACCTGCTGGCGTAAAGTCCGGAAATGATAAACGTTGCTCAATAATTGACATGTAATTGCGGAATGCAAAATCAACCAAGTCGCGACGCTTATCAAGTGCGTTTGAATAAGTGAATGAAGATTGTTGCGAATCAGTAAAGTACGCAGGCAAACCACACGCACGCGACAATTCTAAGGCAACATAATTGCGTGCTTCGTTTAACTGCAAATTTTTTGGATCATAACCAATGGTTTCCAGTGTCACGTCAGCATTCAAAAACGCGGTTGAGCGATTAGCACGCGCCGTGCGCCATGATGTCAGCAACTTTGAAATGCGGTCTGCTGGCAATGATGTTCCATTTGATTTCAAAACCATTTGCGGAATTGGCTCGTTAGCAAAATTCATTGCAGCGCGTTCAAGTGACGCAGCCGCTTTAATCGTACGACCTGCACGGCTAAGCAAACCTTCTTGTGTTCCATTGAAAACGACCAGGTTGGCTGGATCAACGTACGCGCCGTCAATTGCATAGGACGCAATTTCATAGCCCATGCCGTTGGTTGTAATTGTTACGCGCTCAGGTGCAATGCGTTCCATTGCGCGAATTTTGCCTGTGTCTGCGTAACGATCCATAACAAATGCGTACGCGGTTGGAAAGAAAAACAAATCTGAAATTATCCATGCCCAAAACGTTGCACCTGGAATGCGCGGGTCAGGCTGATTGATAACGCGTGGCTGAGAAACCTTTTCACCTGTTGCTTCGTTGCGTGTGTGCATTGGCAATGACGCAATTGTTTGAATAATTCCAAGCGCACGCGCACACGTTGGCACGCTCATTGCTTCAGCGCGTGACGCGGTTACTATCCCGCCGAATAGAAATAGATTTCCTATTTCAGAATAGTACGGCGCGATAGCAGCTGCGTCCACGTTTGTGGCTTCGACTGGAACGGCAGCGTCAACCTTTGGCGTGAATAGATCGAAAAATCCCATGCCCAAATTGTGTCAGGCTTATACGATCAACCGATCATGATGTCAAGATCATTGTCTGGGCGTGTCGCAAAATGTGTCACAAGCGCAACCGCGACTGCACCGCACACAACCGACTGGCTTGCACGCCTTCCGATAACCCAGCCACCGTCACCGCGACGCAATTGCACCGCTGCCAAAACTTCTTCCGACAATTGGCTTTGTCCACGGTGTTTCAGGCGACCGCTATTGATCGCGCTCAGCATTTCGTCGCACGCCTGCGGGTACGCGTTGTCCATGTCGAAAATTGGAATGCCAGCGGGTGCAAGTCGTGCCGCAACCGCTCCACTGGTTTTGCGACTGTAAAGCACGTATTCGGTTGGATACTTTCGGGCATAGTCTGCAAGGTCGTTGGCGATTGCCTTATCGTCCAACTGCAATTCATTCGTCCAACTATGTAGCAATTTGACGACGAACTTTTCCTCACCCAATTTTTGTGCGCCGACCAAACTGGCATGCCTACGATCAGGCGAAAGGTCAATTGCCAGCCACGTCAGTTTATCCAGGTCAAGGTCAGCTGCTTTGTCCAGGCAATTACCCCATGAAGCAGAATCAACCGCACTATTGATCGCCACAACCCAGCGGCACAAAACTTCAGTCATGACCACGTCAGGCGGATCGTTCAAAACTGACTTGATGTTATCGGCATGAATCAGTGTTCCCATAGACGGGTTGGAATGCCGTGCGTTTTCAACGCTGATTTCGTCGGTTGGTGCTGACCATTCAAAATACCCAATGTCATCTTCGACCCCAGCAATTGAAGCCAGGGCACGATCCCGAAACTGATTCAGTACGACACTGCTGGAATCGCCTGCGTTTGTGTACGCCATGACCATTGGGTTTTGCGCCGCCATAAGGGTGTAACGCAATGAAGCAAAACTTTCAATGTCGTTCATTTCGCGCAATTCGTCCAAATGGATCGTTGAAGGTCGGGAAACACCGCGAGCAGCCGAACCACCTGCACGCACAATGAAACGGTTGCCAGTCATGGTTTCGATTTCTTCACCGCCATGTTGCCAGCGTATTTTTTTGACCTGTTTCGCCAGCGAATCATTTTTTTCAATGATCTGAACCATTGCCCTGAATTGTTCCAGCGACGTGGACAAGCGGTGCGCCGAACCAATTTGCAGGTTTTCTTCCCATAGGAAAAGCCCGCCTAGAATTCGGATCAGCTGCAAAAACGATTTGCCGTTTTGGCGTGCCACCACGATCGTGTTGACAGGCGTTGCCCACCTACCGTCAGGCTTGACTTTGTGCGTATGGATCAGCGCAAACTTTTGCCATTCCATAAGATCGATTTTCAAACTGGTCGCCAGGTCGATCAATTCATGCCCGCGTGAAGGTAAATCGTTCAGTGGCGTGTGAATTCGCGGCGTTTGAACCCCAAAAAACGGAATAACGGGTTCTGTGTCCCTACCCAAAACCGTTTGCAGCCCGTTTAAGCCTGTTTGAGTCGGTTGGTGACCTTCTATGACCTTCTCAGTCATTTTCGTGGCTTTTCGAGTCGTTTGGGGGGAGAATCAAACAC